CCAGTACCAGCGCTGACTTGCGCCGTGCTGTCCAGCGTTTGATCTCTTCTTCCATCACAGTACTCATGGTGTTCTCCTATCAAGATAACACCTGAGCAGAAAATCACTGGGTCATTACAAAAACCGCGCCGAAGCGCGGTTTGAGTGATGTTGCGGGACATCGAAGTCAACTTAATATGGTGGAGGCGGCGTCCCCCGAACTGCGCGGAAAGTGGTTGTTTTTTAAGCAGTCCGGCGCGGGGAATCGAACAGGTACCGTCAGAAGTACCGACGCGAGGGCAGGGCACTGTCCCAAAAGTGTCCCAAATTTGCGAGACTCGCGGCATGCCGACGACCATCAAGGGCAGCGAGCCACAGTGAACGCCCCGCTCACATCGTCTAGCGCGAAAGATGACTTCAATCCGTTTTTGCAGGAGTTCCAGCGCGAAACGGATAGAGCCGCAGCTGTATTAGGAGCTGCGATGCTTGACGAGCAACTCGCGGCGCTACTGAAGGCATTCCTCCTGGACATCGAAGAGAGCCGCCGACTCTTTCGTTCGGAGGGCTCGCTCGGAACATTCAGCGTCAGAATCGATGTGTCGAGAGCGGCCGGGTTGATCTCTGCCGAAGAAGCTTCGGACCTGCACACAATCCGACGGATAAGGAACGATTTCGCACACAAACTTCACGGGCTGTCGTTCGCAAATGACTCGATCATAGATAGATGCCGGAATATCGCCACAGTAACCGCGATCGTGAATGCCGGAAAGCTCCCGTCGTTCAACAGAAATGAAGCTCGACAGGTGTTCAATGTCGCAGTGGCAGTGTTGGTTGTGTATCTGATTCGACGCATCGATCGAATCGTCCGTTGCAGCGATACGAAATCGGCCATACACGACCCGTTAGTGTCGTTGATGAAGTCTTCCGCGACTCCGTCAGTCTAAATGATCCTTCTTAAGAGAAGATTGCCACCAAACGCATGCCCAACATCGCCTCTACCCTCAAATCCGAAATCACTCGCCTCGCCCAGCGCGAGATCCGCAGCGAGGTTGCCACGCTGAAGAAGGCGTCGGCCGCGCACCGTCGCCACATCGCCGAGCTGAAACGGCAGCTGGCGGACCTGCAGCGCACATCCGCTCAGCTTGCGAAGCGCTCACGGGCCGCTCACAGCGCGCCGGCGTCGACAGCCGAAAAGGACTCGTCCCGATTCCAGGCCCGCGGCCTGCGCTCGCTCCGTGCGCGCCTGGGCCTATCCCAAACGGACATGGCGAAGCTGCTCGGAGTCAGCCCGCTATCGATATACAACTGGGAGGGCGGCAAGGCGACGCCGCGCCGGGAACGGCTGGCGGCGATCGTGGCGCTGCGCGGGATTGGGAAGCGCGAGGCGCTATCACGATTGAGCGTCACCGGGTAGAACTACCATGTGGCCGGAAGACGACCAAACTGCGTTTGCCGCCCTGTCGGCGACTGCGAAGCTCATCAATGAGGCGATGCGCCATTTCGCACCTGCCATCGTGGACTCAAATGACGTGGCGCGGTTTGCGCAGTGGGCGGATGGCCTCGCTCTGGAACCAAACATTATCGCGTCCGCTTTCGCCGAACTAGAAGCCGCAAAATTCGCCGTGAAGGTCGGGCATGGCTGGCAGCTCGCTAGCGCTGCTCGGCGCTGATGAAGTTTCCCTCGGCATAGATCAGTTGGACCTGGGCCGAGCCAACGATCATTGTTCGACAGGCCGATACTTAAATGCGGCTTCGTCCCGAACGCACTGCTCCTTACGCTCGGGATACTTTTGTATGGCCACATTGCTGCAACGTTCGCTCCACTCGCTGAGCGCTTTGCGGACCTCGGGATATTTCGGTCCATTCACCAACATGAAGTTGAGCTGTTCGAGGTGTTGCTGCTCTGATGCGATGTGGGCCTTAGCCAGGAGGGCATAGTCATCTCCTGGATTCGCCTTGGCGAGTTGCTCATACTCGTGCTGTCGCCTCTGAATGTTGTCCCTAGTCCTAGCCATCTCACACTCCAAGAGACGCTGTTCAGCGGGCAATTGATAGTCGCGCAGAGGAATGCTAAAGCCCGCATAGACGCGATCGGGGGGAATAGCACAGCCGGCCTTAAGGGTCTCGCTGTTGTCGGTTTCCCAGTGCTTGCGTGCAACGAACGCGGCGATAATTGCTATTGCTGTGATGCCGAGGGCCGCTACCATCACGGCGTATCTGGGTTTCAAGTCGGTTGGTCCTTAGAGCAGTTGTGCCAAGCGGCCAGCCGGCCGCGGCGACGATCTAGTCTACCGCAATGCTGAGCTGGCCGTCCGCTTGTCAGCTGCACCCAAGCGCACCCACATCCTAACCACCTCCCGCGCCTCCTCCTCGCTTGGAACGTGGCACGGCGCGAAACCTGGCCCGTCGACGACGCAGTGGTGGGCGTGCAGCGTGACCGGCAAGTCGAAGTCGCCCAGAAAATCGTTGGCGCGGATCGTCGAACTGCGACGTTATTCTTCAATCTGGGCGGCATTTGATATGGGTCAAGCTCCACTGGGCTGGTGAATCGGATACTCCTATCCATCGAGGTAGGTGATGGATTTGACCGTGTACCGTCTTGGCAAGTGGCCCGTTTCACGAGTGTCAGCCCGTCGATCGGTTGAAGGGTTTCTTGTGCTTGTGGCTGCTATGGCTTCCGCACCGACAATCGCGCAAAGCGTTCTTTTCGACTTTGACGATGCGCCTGCCCATACGCCTCTCCCCATTAACCTGACTCGCTCCGGAATCTCGGCGCACTTCGCTGGAACGGGTCAGAGTTTCTCGATACAAAACGCTGGGGTCCTTGGATTCACACCAGCAGGTTTCAGTGGAAACTCCGTCTATCCCAGCAGTGTATTTGCTGCTGATCTCTTGATAACGTTCAACGTGCCATTGAGCGACTTCTCCATCATGTATGCTCCTGAGGAGTACGCCTGTGATTCTTCCGCAACTATGCGTGTTACGGCATACCGAGCTAGCGGATTTGTCGCCTCGGCGACAACGACGGCCCCGAACCCAGGAACTTGGCCAACCGGTATCTTGAGCGTCAGCGCCCCGGCTGGCTTCGACAATGTCGTGGTTCACTATGATTCTGGACCGCCTACAGGTGGCGACTGGGGACCGATTTTCATGGCAGACAACATGACCGTGACGCCAGTCAATTTGATCTTCGCAAACGGATTCGAGTAGCTCCCCGTCACGAACGTCGATCACCTTTACCGGGATGGCCGGCCGAGGCCTGTATCGTCTGATACGCAATCGTAGACGGTCCGTAAAAGGATCGGCCGTCCCTGGCTCTCGATTCCTTTGGAGCGGCGCTTCGCGCGCGGAAATTTGCGTTTTGGACATCGCGTGCCCCCAAGGGGAGAGCAGCGCGGATGTCAGGCGAGTGGTGCGCACGTGGAGGTGGACCACCAGCTTAGGCAGCATAGCGCGAGCAGTCGAAGAATGTAGAAATGTTTTTCGCTTGCGTTTCCTACCTAATGCGCGTAGATCAATTAAAACAAGAAAAGTTGGGAAATTAAAATGGAGCGTCGCGATGGATTCTATTGGCACGTCGCCGAACAAGGCACGTTTCGCATCGAATTCCAAAGTGACCGTGGTCTCTGGGGCGTCTGGTTTTCTACCGATTGCCTGGGCGAATACGACGGACCGGAAGCTGCACTGCTGAGAGTGACGCAGGGACGCACAGCATGGCCTACGGCCGGGGATCCGTCGAAGATGGACTTGCCCATGCAGCTTGCTGACTGGAACTTTCTCCCGCAGACAAGGTGATTGAGGCGTGCTGATCTTCGGATGCGCTGCGCAATTGCATTACTAGGCTCGCATCGAAAGCAGGATGCTCGCGTCGCACGCGTGCTGACGCCGTGCACGAATCCATTCAGCGAGCCCCACATCCAGAAGATCACGATCAATTATTGAAGGGCATAAGTCCTTTGGTTGCACGCGATCGAACAGTTCATCCATTAGGTCCCGCGCGAGCACATTTCTTTCATTTTCCCACTGTATCGGCAGGTGCGTGAACGCGAGTGCCAACCGAGGATCGGCTTTTTCCTGCTGTGGTTCGAACACGATCAGAGACGAGACGTAACGGCCGTCCCGTGCGCGCAATACGACGCGGCATTCAATCGCGCCAGAACAGCAGCGATAACAGAAAAGAAATTCCGATAATGGCTCGCTCGGCAGTATGCCTGTACCTTGTATCGGCGAAGTCACGTGCATCTGCCGGTAGCCAGCTCGGGAATCAGACCAAAGACATCGCGCTTGTCTCTCTGCGTATCCCAAGGATTGCCGCAGGGTCGGATTTTGTCGAAGCGAGAGCCGAAATGCTTCTTCATCTGCATGTCCAGATGTAGCGAGCCCGAAGCAGGTCCGATCGGACCAACGAGATTGGCGCACTCCGATCGGTTATGCAGATTCGCCTTGAATCGTCCGCATCCTTGCCGTGCGTCAGAACCCTACATGCTGCCGCGTGACGCTGTCGGTCCGCTGGCGCACATAGCAGCCTCCTCCGTGGATTCGCGCGCAGCGCCGACGGCATGCACCTGTGTCCAGTTGGCGGTCTCAGCTATATGTATGGTGCCGTACAGTAAAGCGGAAGGTCCGCTGCTACGCTGCGCCGATGTTGCACGAGTTTGTCACCGCGAATCGAGAAGAGTTGATCAAACGCTGCAAGGCGAAGGTGGCGCGAAGGTTTGAGCCCGCCCAGGTTCCGCCAGCAATCGATCACGGTGTGCCGTTGTTCCTGCGGCAACTCGCCAACATGCTGCGCACTGAACAGCTTAGCCTCGCCGCGGCCGATACCGTCGCATCAAAAGAGATTGTTTCTTCCTCGGAGATCGCTCGTGCCGCTGCTATTCACGGCGCTGATTTGCTCCGCCAGGGATTTACTATCGATCAGGTGGTGCATGAGTACGGCGATGTCTGCCAATCCGTCACTGAGCTTGCCCTCGAGGTTGACTCTCGGATATCCACGGAAGAGTTCCGCACGCTCAACCGTTGCCTCGACGATGCGATTGCCGACGCGGTGAGATCCTGGGGACAGTCGCGGCAGATCATGATCGACGATCGCTCGGTGAGCTTGCAGGCGCGCCTTGATGCGTTTGAGAGCGAGCACGGGCGGTTGGTCGATGTGGCCCTGAGGGCCTTCGCCGCCATCAAGACGGGGAACGTCGGAGTGGGCGGATCAACCGGCGCCTTGCTGTTCCACTCGATCACTGAACTGCAACGTCTTGCTCAGCTCGCGTTTCCGGAACTCCGGGAAGGTACAGATTCTGGAACGTTCCGGAAGGATTGCTGAAGGACAAGTTCGCCTTTTTCTTCCCGGTCGCCCCGCCAAGCTGTTAGCCGATTGCACATCAATTCCGCTGGTCGCCGCGTCCACTGATTTGCATCCGCACCGCAGTCACGGCGTCGTGCCGTGGAGCAAGTGGAGAACTGGCCTTCCCTGGCTCGGGGATCCTTTCATGCGGCGCTCGCGCGCAGCAGCCGTTTCAGCAGGGGACGTCCTGTCTTTTTGGGGCAGGACGTTCGTTGCCTAGCCGGTCGTCTTTGAGGAGAACGACCGGCGACAATAGGATATCGCGTCGGGCGTGGCGTGGGTTAGGATGGGAGTGCCACACCGCACGAGTGATGTCCCTTGCCCCCATTCGTGAAGTTCGTCTACTGCAGCATTGCGATTGCCTTGCTGGCTCTGGCGTTGCATGCTGCTTGGTGCATCGTTTTGCGGATTTCAGCCCCTGCCGACCCATGGCGGTTCGTGTTGTGCATTGCCGCTCTGGTTGGACTGATTCGTCGGGTGTCCTGGGGCCGCTTTCTTGTTTCGATGATCAGCGTCTTGAGTGCGTTTTTCATCCTCGCGGCCTCCATCCCAGATCGAGAGGTCCCTGGTGGCTCGATACTGGAAGTATTGCCGTCTGTGTGGGCGTCTTGGCTGATCGTCGTATTATGTTCCGCTTTTGTATTGCTGCCGGCTGTGGTCATCAGTTGGCGCAAAGATTGGTTTCGCCCAGAGTGGTGGTAGCGAATGATTGCGGTAAGATTGCAACGTTCGCGGCCAGCGGCCGCTTAGCTCAAGTGTTAGGCCTTATGGACAGCTATTCCCAGCAATGGGCCGACTATCGCCGCAGGAATCGCATCGCAACACTACTCTTAGTACCCGGCTTTATTGTTCCACTGTTGGTCGCACTGCTGCTGCGCGCATTTTCAGCGGGGCCGGCAATCTTCTTTCTCGCCCCACCTTTTGCAGTCTGGTGCGCTATATGGGGCTACTTCGCATTCCGAGTGGTTCGCTTTCCATGTCCGCGCTGTGGCACCCAGTTTCAGTCGGCGCGCGAGTGCGGTAACTGTGGGCTGCGGCTATACGCTCAGGCCTAACTATTCGTTAAGTGGACCGCTGCGAATCGGCACGGTATAGGCTAACTCTCGTCGCGGCGGTCGCCGCTTAGTTCGCGATCCGACTGTGATCCGTGCCCTTGTTCGCGAGCCGCGTGCGCACAGCAGTGATCGCGTCGCGCACGTTCGGCTCGAACTCGTTAGCGGCAGATTGCAGTTCATCGGCAGCCGTCTGCAGACTCGCTAACGCGAGGCCGTTGACGCTGCCGCTTCTGATCACGTTGTCCAGATACTGCTGCGCTGCGCCGAAGCAGATGCAGAATCGATTTGTCGCGTGTTGATCCATTGTTGATGCTCCGAGTTGGTGTGGATCGGGTCTAGCGGCCGAGAATCGGTTTCGAACTATTGGACTGGATACGCTGCAGCTCTTTCAGCATCGGCCGGGCGAGATCTTCCGCGGCCTTCTGCAAGTCGGAGCCGATCACAGTGCCGACGTGAACGTTGATGGTGACGCCACTGTTGCCAAAGCCGCCGCCACCGCCGCCACCCGAACCGTCTCCGCCCCCGCCCAGGCCCGGCGTGCCGGTGCTGGTCTTCGTGTTGCTTGACCCGCCGCCGCCGTTCTGCGCCTGCTGTTCGGCTTGGATGTCCTTCAGCTTCTTCTGGTGCAGCGCTTCAGCGTTCGCGACGTCTTGCCGGTATTGTTCCGAGTTCAGTTGGTTGGCTGCTTCGGCCAGCTCCTTCAGTTTCTTCAGTTGATCCTGGAAACGGCGATTCTCGACCGCGACGTTGTTGCCATTCGCTTGGTCGAGTTCGTCCTGCAACTGCCGCCCGACGTCTTCCAGCTGCTGATTCGCTTCCTTGATCTTCTGGGCCAGCGCATCCGCGCGCTGCGCGGCAGCTTCGAGCGCCTGCTGCAGTGGCCCGAGTTCCTGCTTCCCGAGAAGGCCGGCGTCGACGGCGCCGCCTTCGATCTCTGCGGCGAGCTGGCGCATACGCTCCGCCGCCTGACTTGCGTCCTTGCCGAATTCGCCAAAGTTTGCGTTGCCGGCGGTGCCGAGGTCGTTGACGTCGGCGATCTCCGCCGCGAGCTGAGCGCGCTGCTGTTGAATCTGATCGGTCGTGCGCTGCAGCGCTTCGCTCATTGCGCGCGCGGCCCGGTCGAAGCCTGAGCCATCCTCGGAGTGCCCGATATCGAACTGGCCCTTGAGCACCGTGTCGTAGAACTGCGCGGCGGCGGCTGAGATGGATTGGAACTCTCCGCGTGCGTTCGCAATGCCGGTCGCCAGGGCGGCCATACCTTCGTTCGCATGTGAGGTGTTCGCGGTGACGCCCTGTGTCGCGAGTGCCGCGGCGTCGGCAGCGTCGCCGTACTCCGTATACGATTTTTCGAGCTTGTCGGTCGCCGCCGCAGTGTTCTCGGCCGAGATTTTCTCTTGTACGCTAGCGTTGAAGCTCGCCGCGGATGCCGCGTCGCGCGCGTGAATCTGTTTCGTCCACGCATCCGAGGCGCGCTTCGCCGCGTCCTCGATCGCGTTGCCGGTCTGGCTTGCCTGTGCCTCGAGGATCTTGAGCGAATCGGTCAGGCCCAGCGATGCGGCTTTCACTTCGAGTTGCGATCGGACGGATGCCTTCGTGCCTTCGTCGAGCGATGCCGAGGCAGCCAGCACAACCTGCGCGTACTGAAGGAACGCATTGCGCCTATCCGCTAACCCCTCGGCCGTGTCGGCGGAGCCCTTTTCCACCGCGGCAAAGAGCTTGGCCGCGCCATCGGCTGCTGCCTGTAGCGATTGCTGGCTCACGCTACCTAGCTTCTCCAGCGCCGTCTTGACGGCCTCCGCGCCAGTGACCGCGTTACCGCTCTTGTCTTTGAACTCCACGGCCGTCTTTGAAGCTTGCGCGAGCCGCTCGGCGAAGTTCTGCGACGCAGTGCCGGCCGATTGCAGGGTGTCTGGCAAAGGCTGCAGCGCAAGCGCCAAGCTCTGCACGACTTCGATTTGCTTGCCCGTCTGCGCCGCCGCGTGCTCGGATGCTTCGCCGGCATCGCGCACCGCCCCGGCGACGCTCGGCAGCTGCTGCGCGGCTTCCTTGCTGCCGCCGGCGAGGTCGACCAGGTTGTCCTTGATCTTGCCGATCTGCTTCGCAGCCGCGTCGGCCTCGCTGCTCGCGAACTTGCCCAGGCCGTCGGACAGCTTCCCGATCGCGTCGGTCGACTGCTTGCTCGCGCCGGCGAATTCGGCGCCCTTCTGCACCAGCTCGGTCAGCCACTGGCCCGCTTTGGCGCCAGCGGCGTTGAGACCGTCGATGGCGCCGGCCGTGGCGCGGAATCCGGACCCGATCACGTCCGCGCCCTTGCCCAGCGCGGTCGCAATCGTCGACGCGTTGTCGGCCAGGGTCTTGAAGTCCGCCTGGATGGACTGGATCGCCTCTTTCGCGTTGGCGACGAAGCCGTGCCAGTCGGTGTTTTTGATCAGCTCGTCCAGCGCATGGACGGCGTCCTGTGCGAACCCCGCGACCGATTTCTTCAGGTCGTCGAAGTCCGCCGTGTGCGTGAACTCATCGACCTGCTTCGTCAGTTTCTGCAGCTCTTCCTTGAACGGCTCGAGCACCGGCTCGGCGAGGGACTCTGCGGCACGGTCGACGGCGAGGGTCAGGCCCTTGTATGCGCCGGTGAGGTTGTCGTCGATCAGCTTCGCCGTGCGCGAGGCCGCGCCGCCGGCATTCTGCAGCTGCGCCACGAACTGCGCGACCGCATCGGGGCCAGCTTGGCCGAGCGCGAGCACCACGGCGCGTGCTTCACCCGAGAGACCGTTGAGCGCGTCCTTCGCCTGGGGCGTCTTTTGCGTCAGCGCCGCGACGGCCTCGGCGAAGCCCTTCGACCCGTCGCCGAGCGCAAGCAGGTCGCCGCGCAGTTTCGACGTCGGGTTTTCGAGATCCTGGAACACGGTGCGCAGACCGCGGACGGCCTTCTCGCTGTCGACGCCGCGCGCGGACAATTCCCCCAGGATGCCCACTGTCTGCGTGAAGTTCAGGCCGAGCTGCTTCGCGTCGGGCGCGAGCTGCGCTGCGGCAGTCGCCATCGCGCTCAGGCCGCCGGCGGCGCCGTGGCTAGCGACGGTCAGCTGATCCACGATCGTTGCAGCCGACAGTGCGGGATCGTCGAACGCCTTCAGCGTCTGCGCCACCGCTGCGGCGGCGGCGTTCACGTCGACGTTCGCGATCTTGGCGGCCTGCAGCGTCGGCACCAGGGCGGAAATCGCCTTGTCCGCCGACAGGCCTTGCGACACCAACGCCCCAAGGCCGGCGGTCGCGGTCTGCGACGATACATTCACCTCGGCGGCTGCTTCCTCGGCAGCCTTCCCGAATTCGCCAAACGCCTCGGCCGAGCCCTGCGCGAGCGCCTTGGTGCGGGAGAGGGACGCCTCTACCTCGGCTGCGCCCTTGATCGCCTCGCTGCCGAACTCGAAGGCCTTCATCGCCAGTTCGACGGCGCCGAGCACCTCGACGATTTGCAGGAAGTTCTCTTTCAGCTGGCCGAAGAATCCGCCGGCCTCGTGCGCTTTCTCGCCGGCGTGTTCCGTCGCCGCCGCCGTGTTCTCAAGGTGACCGCCCAGCGCCTGCGCCTCGTTGGCTACCGCGGCGATCGAGCCCTGCACGGCGCGTTGCGCTGTGTCGAGGTGCGCGGTATCGACGCCGGCGGCCTGCAGAGCGTTGGACGTGCGTGCGAGCGCCGCTTCGTGAGCGCCATACGATGCAGTCAGGTTCTGCAGGTTCGCCTGCGCGGACGCGAATTGCTTCGACAGGGTAGCGCTGGGCGTGGCCGTGGCCGCGATCTTGGCCTGCAGATCGTTGAGTCGCGCACCGGCCCGGTTGATTTCATCGCCGAGATCGGAGAGCGCCGCCTTCTCGCGGACGAAATTCTGGATCAGCTGCTGCTGATCGGAGAGTTTCACCAGCTGATCGAGCAGTTCCTTCGCCTTGGGCGCGGATTCGCTCGCGGTCGCGGCGATTTCGTGCAGTCCATCGGCGATCTTGCGCAGCCCGGCGTCGCCGTCGACCGCGACGCTGTAGCGGATCGTGTTGTCTGACTTTGCCATTTAGGAAATTCCTTCGATTTCGAGAGCGACCAAGCGCGCGACTTCGGCGTCCAGGGTTTGCTGGGCGAAATCGTCGAGCGGTTGTTCGATTTGGTGGGGACCGCGGCCGAGCAGCAGCGATGCGATTGCAGGGCCCGCGAGCGGACGAACAGGAAGGCGACCGGCGCGCTTGGAGCCGACGAACTTGCGCACCAGCACGGCGCCGGCCCGGATGAACGTCGACACGAACGTGCGCGGCGCGGAGTCGCGAAAGATCTGGGCGGTCGCACCGGCGCTGCTGGGGCCGCCCCACTTCGCGCCAAATGCGGACAGCGGCACCGCCTTGCCCGAGGCGGTCACCTCGACGTAGTCGCCGCCGTTCGTGACCGTGACGCGCTGGCCGACCTGGCGCGTGCTGAGGTTCAGCTCCGCGGAGATCAAGCGATTGGTTTGCGGACCCAGGCGCCGTGCGAGCGTTACGACCGCGCGCTTCGTGACGCGCTCCTGCAGTTGCGAGGCGAGGCGTTCGAAGCCGTCGGCCTGTTTGATCACGTTGCCGAGGTCCACGGACACTCTTGGGGCGGCCATTAGAGATTCTCCGAAGTGGTCGGGGTCGGGTTGCCGTCCGGGCCCAGCATCGTCAGGAAGCCGTCGCGCGCCTCATTGATCCGACGGCGCATCTCTGCGGCCTGTTCGGGCGACAGCCCCTTATCGAGCCGTTCGGGAAGCCTTTCCAGAAACCGCACGATGTCGTCCGCCATGGTCGCCATGCCCGCTTCGTGTTCAGCACTCGGAAGCAGCTCGCGAGCCCGCGCCTCCACGTCCAGCCGTTTGATCTCGGACTGGAACCACGCAACGCGCTCGACCGGCGGCAGGGTCTTGGGGTCGATTACCCCATCGACGGAGCGGGTCGGGAAGAGCGCTCGGAGTGCATCGCGGAGGCCATAAACGGGATAGCCATTCCGCGTGCCGCTGGTGGGCACCCCGGCCTCACGGAAGCGTTTCGACACCGTCTCGCGGGCCATGCCGAATTCCTCGGCGAGGCGGGAAACGCTGAAGGAAAGGCCCTGGGCAAGTTCGATCGGTTCGTTGCCACCGCCGTCACCCTCAAAATCAACTGCCATGCCGATTCCCCCGCTCTGCGGCTGAAGTCCCAAGTTGTTGAAAAACTGTCGAAATCCGCGGGGTTGACGCCCGCGGAGACAAAAATTGGCGGCTCAAAAGGACCCGCGATGAACAAAAACTGGAATCGACGCGCTCATGCCTAGGCCGGGGCCGCTCGCACTTGGCTTCCCTTCGCCCGCCCCTTCGCTGCACGGCGACGGTCGCCGCTTGCCCGCATCTCTGCGGTGACAGCGGCGCTGTAGTCGACGTCCAGCTCGTCCGCCTGGAAAAAGTCGCCTAGGTCGTAGTGCATCGCACAGAGCAGGAACACGAGCAGATCGCGCACCTTCACCTCGGGGACGCTGAACTCCTCCGCGAGCACCTTGCGCCGGCGGACGGCACGGTCAGCCAGCAGCGGGAAAATGAACTTCGCGACCACGGCCTGGATTTCTGCCTCAAGGTCCTCCGTGCTGAGTCTCAGGTTGATCGGGTCCTTCGCATCCATCGCCCGCTGCACGCGCCACTTCGCCACGTCGGACAAGTCGAGCTTTGCCACGTCGCCGTGCGTGTCGCGGTCCAGCACGGGGCAGCCGGCGTCAATCCAGCGGTCTAGCGCCTGCGTCGTGACCCCGAAGAACTGCGCGGTTTCCCGTTTGTTTGCCGTCAGTACCTTTGCCATCACTTCCTCACACGTCGAAACAACAACAACACCCCTCGGAAAATTTCATGGCTAGCGGGCGCCTGCGGACTTGACGACCCGCTCCGGCCCAACTGCGAGGGGAGGACCCGACTCGCTGCCATTCGAGAAAAATCACCGGCGCGCTTTGGTCCGAGCAGGCCTCGGAGCGCGCCGGGCAGCGTCACGCGGCTAATGTGCGGGACAAAACCTTACCGCCTTCCAACGGAAGTGCACCGCGCCGCTGCTGCCGCCGTTATTGAGCAAGACCTGCGGCTGCTCGCTATCGAGGACGTCCCCATCGAATCGTGTCAGGCAGCCTTGCGGCCGAGCATCGAGCGCACGCGGCTCAGCAGCGAACCCGATTGCTCCGCTTGCTCGTCTGCGGGCTTGACGTCGGTCGGCCAGATGTCGGGTGCATCGGCGTCCACACGCGGCAACCGTACTTCCTTGTGCAGTGGCGCCGGGTAGTGGCTGGGTACGACGTGCAACGTCGGGACATCGAACTCGCCGAATGCGGGAATCTCCTGGTGAGTTGTCGGGTGGCGTGCGACACCGGTGAAGGGGTCTCGAATCGCCACGTTGTGCATCGGGTGTTCTGGTTCGCCGAGCCCGACACGCCGGCGCACGGTCTTCATGGTGCGCGACCCGACGCGGCAGCGGATTGCGTTCGGACCTGGCACAGTCTCACGACCAGCGGCCTGCAACGTGAGATTGCCGCGTTCGTTCCGTGTGTCGATCGCCGCGAGGTGCTGCAACACTTCAGCGATTGCCGTTGCATGGCGCTGGTATTCGCGAATCAGCTTCTCGCCTTTGGCGCGATCGTCGTTCAGGCTCGCTGCCAGTGCATCGAGTTCCGCAGCGACGGCGGCGTCTTGAGCCTCAATGACGCGCCGCTCGAGAATGCCGATGCGCTCACGGGCGCGGACAATCCCCGTTTCTGCGGCGGCGATCTCGGCGTCGATCTTGTCGACCCGGGCGTCGTCGCCGTCTTCCAATGCCTGCGCGCGTTGTTCAGCCAACTCGGTCTTGCGTTGCTCGGCGCGCGAGATGGCAGCGGATTCTGTTTCGATCTTCAACTTCAGTTCGTCAACCTTGGACACGTTTTGTCTCCTCTGCGTTTAGCGTGAGTGTTTCGCGACGGCATGTTCCCAGCCTGCGGGCACTGCCGTTTTCGGTTTGCCTGAGCGCGCAGCTTCTGCTTCGCTGCGGTGACGTGCGATGACGGCATCCCAGCCGGTCTGCGCATGAACGCGCTCAACGGCTTGGCGCGCTGCTGCGTCGCATGCGGCGAGTTCTTCCCTGCTCAGCGATGCGCGTGCGATCTCAGCCGCGGTGCGCGTCGGCGGCGCTGGTGCGGGCGCCGGCATCGGTGCCGTAGCCGCTGGCAATGGAGCCTCGGCCTGCGCCTCTTCCGGAAAGAACCGCGCCATCAGTTCCGCTTCGGTGACTCCGTTGAAATTTGCGGAGCCCCGGCGGAACGATGGGTCTTCCTTGAGCAGCCGCTTAAGCTCGGTCTCGGTCTCGAATTTCTCCGCCGTGCGCTCGGCTTTCAGCATCTCCACCGCAGCCGCTTCGCTCGCGACGGGCCGCAGGTAGGTGCCTACGCCGCCCATGCTGCTCGTTTGGTACTTGGCGCACAGCGCGCCTGCCGCATCCTTCACGAGCAGGGGCTTGCCGCTCGCGTCGACCATCATCGTGCTACTCATTTCGGCGTCTCCATTGCGGCGAAGCGCGCCGCGGTGTGGGTGGGTTGAGTGCGGGGTGCGGGGATCACCGCGCGTGGCCGGCGGAGATGTTGCCCGCTGGCGGAAATTCGACGGCAGCCTGCAGAGTTTCGACGCTGCGGATCGTGTCCTTCAGGCGCGAGCGCAATTCCTCGGTGTTCGTTGCGTTGGGCGAAGCCGCGACACTGGCCGCTGCGCGCGTGCTCGCGGCCATGGCGCGATAGAACTCGCCGAGTTGCGGACTGAGGTTGCGAGATGGGTACATGCGCGGATCCAAAATCGTTAGGGACGATTCCAGACTACCGCGCGCCTCCAACCTGACCGTGAGAACCAGTGAGAATGAGTGAGACCAATTTATGCGGCGTGCTGGCGGCTCAGCGAATCGAGCCATTCTTGCAGCGCGCTGAGCGCATACCGCTGCCCGCAGGGAAGGCGGTACGACGGCGGGTGTGAGTTGTCGCCACGTCGCTTTGCTGCGGATCTGCGGTTCGCGCAGGTGCTCAGTTTGCAGCCAAGCAGCCATGCAATGGCAGCTTCGTCGACGTCGTCGCGCGCGCTGACGCGGTGTCCTTCAGCCTCGAAGTTGTCCCGCAGCCGCTGGAGGCGCCCAAGCGCGGTGTCGGTGTCAGGCTGCACGTCGCATCTCCTCCAATTCCATCCTCCGAAACACCTCCGCGCGCCAGGCCGGCCAAGACGGTGAACTTGGGCGATCCTTCACGGTGTCGCCGGCGGTCTGCTCGACCAGCGAACGCACATGCTCGAGCTGACGCCACGCACCCCGAGCCTGCACCAGCAGTGCCATGAACGCGGACCGCCTGTCGTCTACCTGCTGCTTCTCGATTACGGTCTGCATGCGTTCTTCGATCTCGGCGAGATCAGCGAGGCTTTCTTCGTATTTGTCTCGCAACCATTGTTGAACGCCCGCTGTGCCGAATGGCGGACTCGCCCAAGTGTTCACCGCGGGCGGCATGCGGACGGGCGCCGATCGCGGCGCGGTCCAGGAGTGGAGCTCCGCGCGGGCGATCACGCGACCCGCTGACGCGTCCTCATCGGCACCCGAGAACGCGTGCTCGACCGGATCAAAGTCGATTTTTCCGCTGGGCGCCATTACGATGCTCCCAGGGGGGGAATCCGCGAGGAGTAACGCGAATGGCAATTAATCTGAAAGAATTGTCGACGGCTGACTTGGATGATCTGATCTCCAAGTCCATCGAGGAGCGAGCGAGTCGAGGCGAATACGACACGTCTCAACCGCCGCACGCCAAATTTGCTTCGCTCACGCCAGGCTGGACCGCTTCTGTTGAAAATGGTCGGATGGTCATTTCGCTGAGGCACACTGGTGCGGGGATCGTTGCGTTCGCATTTGATCGCAACTCGCTCGCACTCTTGTTCGGCTACCTCGCGCAAGTGGTCGCGAGGGCCGAGCTTACCAATGAGGCCATCACCCCGGCAGCGATCACTGCCCCGGGCAGCATGCGGGTGAATTAGGCTATGCGTTGGCTCGAATGGCTGCCAATTCTGATTTTCGGAATCCTGATCGGGCCATTGATCTATCAAGTAGACCACTGGTCTCGAACGAAGATCATCGGTTGGGTCAAAGCACACGGACGCGACGTTTGCCTGATTGCTTGCGCGTTCATTTCCGGCGGGTTGCTCGTAGCGTATTTGTTCTTTGCGTTCCCAGAAGAAACGCATGGCAAGCCGCCTGATTCCGTCATCACATTGCTGGGTGCGTTCGCTGGCATTGCCGTACCAGTAGGAGGTGCACTTTGGCTGTGGCAGGTACAGGAACTTAGATCCGAAGCGCGCACCCGGGCAGCCATCATTGTCTCTTGCAAGCATTTGGCCGACGGCCTGAAATACCTGCGCGAACAGATTGACGAGTTTCGTACCGCCGCAGACCAGGCGAGCGTCAAAGCCCTGCAAATTATGGTGAGTGGCGCCCAGGAGGCGTTGAAGGACATTGCGAGATTTGAGTACCGCAAGCAGTACTACCAAAGCCATCTGATCGAACTGAACGAAACCCTCCAATATGCGCATGCGGATTACGAGTTCATGCTCGATGCGCTGGGGGATTCGATCAAAGATTTGCTGGCGTCGGCTCCGGGATGGATGCCCGGTGTCCCCAAAGAAATTGTCGACAAGGCAATGCTCGTCCGGTTCAACATCGACATTCTCGGCGATCACGAGAGGGCGCTTCGAGGAGAAAAGCTGGCGAGCCATCCCGGAAAATGAATTGGTCGATCGTCGCCGCGCACGAAAGCGTTGCGACGGACCGTCCCCGTCCTGTCCCGCGGGACAACCATCTTGCCCCCCAACATGGCCCCCATGATGGCTTCCGAGTCGCGCGGCGGAACTTTGCGCCGGCGTTGATGCTCGAAGCGAGGCATGTGGCGCAAAATCATCCGACGTGTGATGTTTGCCGGGCTGGTCGGCCTGTTTCTGTTCCCGGCATTTGCCCGCCAGTACGCGATACGCCACAAAGCCGAGTGGCGCGCGCAGCATCCCGACATCCCCGTGCAGCACCAGGACGCCGACAACGGATGTCCAAAGGCGATTGCGCACTAACGGATGAGCGGCGGCTAGCGAAACGCTAAGCGAATCGGTAGCGAATCGCTCTGCTAGCAGTGTGCTAGCAGCAATGCTGGCAGCACGACGCGTGCACCACGCGTGCGGCACGCGTGGATTCGCGAGGCCTCCCGAAATTTTCCGGAGCGTTTTGCTTGGCAGGTTGCTTAAGCAAAACGTCGAGGCATGCGCCGTCACGCTTGCGTCACGGTCGAAGCGTGACATTTTCCGGACGCGCATATGGTCAGCGCCCCATCGCGCGGCGTTTGGGATGAGGGCGCAGAGGCACCGCGGCATGGCAGCAACCTGCCGGGCGCGGTCGGCAGCGGCCTCGCCATAGGGTCGGCACCAGGACGATCAGCTGGCAGCCGCCTTGCAGTGTCAGAACTTGCGGCGGCAAGAATCGATTGTTCCAGCCGCGGGTTTTTTGCGCGCCCGCCAGCAGGGCTTCAAGATGATCAACAGCGGGAAGCATGAGAGCACCAGCTTGGTAATCTATATATGTTTCCGGTTTTCGGAACTAGGCGGCCTGAAAAACGCCGTTTTCAGTTCCGGTTTCCGGAGCTTGTTGCTCATTTTTTGAGCAATTTGGCGCGAGTGCCGTTCCGGTTTCCGGAACTACTAGTTCCGGTTTCCGGGGTGGGCGACGCGTTTTCATCCATGCGTGCGAAGGTGCGTGCTCCGTCGGATAGTCGTGTGGCTCCTTGCACTCGTCGATGGGCCACCACGTAATCGCAAACATGTCGCTGCCGATCCCGAGTCCGCCGTGCTTCGTCTTCACAATCCAGCCGGACTCAAGAAGAAACTTGATGGCATTGGTAGACGTGTCATCGCTGCGCCAATGGCTGCGAGCCAGCGAGAGCTTTAGGTTGCCGTTGTTGTAGCCTTTGTATTGGCGGCCGAGCGCGATCAGCATCTTGATCGGCGAACCCTTCAGCGCCTTGAATTCAGCGCTGTCGATGATCCAGTGCTCGATTCCGAGGTGCAGGGGCTTGGCGCCCTTGCCCGTGGCCTTCGGCCGCTTGCGCTCCGCAATCGGCTTCATGCTGGCGTGCCCTCTTTAGACACGCATGCGCGCAATTCGCCGCAGAGGCCGCGTAGCAGCTGCAGGTTTCGCTCGACCGCATCGATACGCGCCTCCGTGAGCACCTGGAACGGCATGCTCCGGACCTGCGCATCGAGCGCTGCGACGCCATCGGCTAAGTTGTCGACGATCATCCTGGCGTCGACCGGCCGCGCCGCTCGGCGAGCCTTGAGGTCGTAGACGGGGGCGGAACTGTTCATGCCGCCGCCTTCGCGTCTCGCTCAGCGATGCGCGTCCTGACGTACGCCTCGACTTCCGACTCCACCCAGCGCGAGGAGACGCCGTCTTTGACGGGCAGGGGGAAGGTCGGGGGATTGGCGCGCATGCCGGCGTAGATGGCACTGCGGCTCTTGCTAGTGCGGCGGATCACTTCCGAGAGCGGTAGAAGGCGCTCCGGTTGTCGCTGCGTGTGCATGTGTTGCCCTCGGTTTCCAGCGACGTGCTGGCGAGGGCATTACACTTTGAGTATGCAGTGGTTGCACTGCACGGAAATTGGCTATTTCGGCACAGAACCCTTCCACCCAGGATCGCGACGAATGGCTTCGAGAGATCGGACCTGATCCGCAATTTCGGCGCGAACCGAGAGTTTTTCAAACCCGGGTTTTCTCCATCGACCCCCACAAATGTAGGGCGGAGGCAGGCGGTCGGGCGCCGGTGCGAACGCGTCGAGAAACGCGAAGTGCAGGCGCAGGGCGTATAACTCAGGATGCTCTCCCTTAAGGCGTTCCAATGTGCTGCGCTTGACCCTGTGGGCCTTCGCGATGAATGTTTCCAGCGAAATCCCCAGCGTTTGTTCGAACGTAGTCGACCATATCGCTCTGCGCTTCTGGATGTGGTCTTCGTGCTCGGAGAGTTCCTTGTACAGATCGAAAACACGACCCAAAATTTCACGCTCGGCAACACGCCCCAAAATTTCACGCTCGGGCAACTCGGCGTATTTTGGTTCATCCGCAGCGACCCGCTTCGAAGCACAGTGAAGGAGATCCATATCTGCTTTGCCATCTAAGTCTGAACAATGCGATATGTCGAGCGAGAAATAGATGAACTCGCACGCCGCTTCCTTTGAGATGTCGAAGTACAAGTGCAATATATCGACGAGTTCGAGGGCTGCCCCAAGTTTTGCATCTCTTGCAGCGCTCTTCGCGACAGGAGTTCCGCCGCGCTTCGTTTTGAGTCCCAGGGCTTTGTCGAGGCTCAATTCTTCGCCGGCATTAGAGGCGCTGATTGCATCGGCTGCCGCGGTCACTATGGCATTGACAGCCCAGTCAGAAGGGCTGAAAAAATTCTTGGTGAGCCACAGTGAATACAGAATCCAATACGGGTTTTTCGTATCCTCGAACATGCGCTTAGCTCGCTCGTTCGACTGAGCGATCCACTCTCTAGTTTCTTCCGACATAGATGTGCCACCTCCAAAAACCACGGCAACGGGCGAAGCAATCCCGCTTTCGGCTGGCCGGCCTAGCCGTGGCTGTTCGTCAAGCTCGTTTGGTTCTCGCTCGCTTCGGCGGATCCGCGACGCGCTGGCCGTCGACGGAGACAAGGCGCAGGCGCACCGGCGCGGCCTGTGGTGCAGCAGCGAATCCCATTGCTGCCAGCGTGGCACGCAGTCTGGGGCGTACGTCTTGCTCCTTCAGCGCCAGCTTGCTGAGCGATACGCCGCATTCGCACGCGATCTTTCGGCGTTCACGCTGATAGAGGCTGTTGATGAAATCGATGTGGCCCTCCATCGCGGCGTCGAAATTCGCTTTCTGCTCTGGGGTCATGGTTCCTCCGCAGGCGTGCAGAGTTTCTCGGCGAGCGCCATAGCCAGGGACGACAGGCATTCCACGCCTTCGATTGCGCGCCGCATTTCGTGTGCTTGGAGTTCTCCGCCGGTCTTGGCAAGAGCGCGGGTCAGGGCCCACGTCGACGCCGTTAGCGCGTGGACGTGCCCGCGCAACTTCTCATCCTCGCTCTCGTGCTTGCTGGCTCGCGCGAGCAGTTCGGGGTCAATCGGCTTAGGCAGGTCCAGCCACAACATCCGGTCGGCGAATTCGACACATATGCTGCGGCGGTCTTCGTCCAGAACTTCTTCGCGGCTTATCACGGCTGCACCCCTTCGACAGCGCTTATCTCCGCCGCCAGTTCAGTCAGGCATTCAATTCCGGCGAGCGCCTGAGCGTCCGCAGGCGCCGCCAGTTCATCGCGCTCCGCGGCTTGACGAACGGCACGCGAAAGAACCGCTGCGGCACGCGTGAGGTTTTGCGCGAATTGCGCGTAATGCGCTCGATCATCTGGCGGATCGGCCGGAATGAGTGCGACCGACCTATCACCACATTGCACAACGAAGCGCTCCGCATTCTTGCCTTCATGGAAAACGATTCTCCGTGGCGGCATGCGCGCGGCTATCAGGTCGGTCAGTTCCTGGATGCGCTCTTCCCGCAAATTGAGCGATGCGTTTTCATTTGCAGACTCCGCGCCTTGCGCTGCTGCTGGTATACTTTTCTTAGCCATTACGTTGACTCCTAACGTTGTGGTGAGGTCGACGGCGTGCTGGTACCACGCCGCCGGCCGTTTCACCGGCAGTTAGCCGGATTTCGTATTCGCGCGCGGCTTCGAGTCCTCGCGCAATCTGTCCAGGTAGTCCGCCCAGGTCTGCATCATCTTGTGACGCTGGGGAAGGTGAGCGGTGCGGTTGTAGGCGCGGCCGTTGGCATCTTTCACGGCGTGCGCGAGCTGGTGCTCAATCCAGTCGACGCGCTGCCCGAGCACTTCGTCGAGCACCGTGCGCGCCATTGCGCGAAAGCCGTGGCCGCTCATCTCGTCTTTTTCGTACCCCATGCGGCGCAGGGCGGCGAGGATCGCGTTGTCGCTCATCGGGCGCTTTGCCGAACGGGCGCTCGGGAACACAAATTGTCCGTCGCCGGTCACGGGCTGAATCTCGCGCAGGATCGCGACCGCCTGTTTCGATAGCGGCACGATGTGAGGCTCGCGCATCTTCATTCGGCTCGCGGGGATTCGCCATTCCGCGGTGTCGAGGTCGAACTCAGACCATTCCGCTTTGCGAAGTTCGCCAGGGCGCACAAAAACAAGCGGCGCCAGACGTAGCGCGCACCGCGTGACCAGCGTGCCGGTATAGCCGTCGATGGCGCGCAGTAGACCAGCTATGCGGCCTGGCTCCGTGATCGCCGCATGACTCTTGCCTTTGCTCGGCGGGATGGCGCCGCGGAGATCGGCGGACGGATCACGCTCGGCGCGGCCGGTCGCGATAGCGTAGCGGAAGACTTGCCCGCAGTTCTGCATTGCTCGGTGCGCCGTCTCGATCGCGCCGCGCGCCTCAACTCGACGTAGGACGGTCAGCAGCTCGGGCGGTTTGATGGTGCCGACGTCACGCGTGCCGATCCAAGGGAATACGTCGCGCTCGAGTCGGCGGATGATCTTGTCGGAATGGCTGTCGACCCACTGCGAGCGGAACTTGTTGAACCACTCGCGCGCGACCGCTTCGAAACTGTTCTCCGGAGCATTCTTCTCCGCTTTGCGCTTCTCGCTCGGATCCACACCGGCGGCGATCAGCTCGCGTGCTTCCTCTCGCCGTTCGCGAGCGGCCTTCAGTGAGATGTCGGGATGCACGCCGAGCGCGAGCGTTTTGCGCTCGCCGTTGAAGCGGTAGTCGAGGCGCCACCAGCGCGAGCCGTTGGGCATCACGCGCAGATACATGCCGCGCCCGTCGGCGAGCTTGTAGGGCTTCTCAGCGGGCTTCGCGTTCTTGATCGTGGTTTCGGTGAGCATCGCCGGCGGTATACAAATTTGACGGTATCAGCCTAGTCCGAGGCGCGGATACCGTCAAATGTACCGTCAAAAAATGCTGGCTGCGGGTGGAATCCCGTGGAAAGGAAGGGAGCCAAAATCAATAAAAAACCCCGCAGTTACGCGGGGTTAGTGGGACTGCGGTGCACTTGTGTGGAAGCGTGTGCACTAGGGGTCTGGTGGAGGCGGCGGGAATCGAACCCGCGTCCGAAGATCCTACATCCCCGGTTCTACATGCATAGCTCGTTGTTCGATCTCGTCCTACGGCAACACAACGTGCGAGGCGCACCGTAGAAC